CCTTGATCTTCTCGGTGGCTTGGTTGAAAGCCTCGATGTCCTTCGGCTTTGCGTACCCCTGCTCAATGCTACGGATGTTGACTCCGGACACGGACTGAACCATGCGCTTCATCAGTTGCTTCTGTGGCATCTCGAAGGAGAAGTAAGCAGTAGGTGTGCCTTGGTCGATCATTGTCCTAGCTGAGATGTACAGGGCTAGTGCTGACTTCCCGCAGGAGGTAGGAGCGGCCAGTGTCAGTACCTCGCCAGCGGCGATGCCCCCGTTACCGAGGTAATCGTCCAGCCTGTTGAGGTTCGTCTTGACTACGTCCGGCTTGTATTCACCTGACTGCATCAGTTCAATATCGGAGACAATGGAATCCACTGAATCCTTTACACTGAACCCAAGTGAGTCACGTGAATCAATCTCAAGGATACTACCCTCCAGTGAGGAGCGAATGTCTTGGAACTCGTGACCCTCGGAGGTTGCTTTCTCTTGTGCGATCCGGCACTCACGAATGAGCTTACGTAGGTTCGACTTCTCCTGTACTAGATTTGCGTACTGGATAGCCTGTGGCTCCGTTGTGGAGGCGTTCAACAGTTCTATGAGTCCTGATATGCCTCCGATCTCATCTAGCGTATTTGATGCCTTCAGAGCCTCGCAAAGGTGTATCTCATCAAGGGGCTTACCGAAATCAGCAAGCCTCTGCATAGCCTCGAATGCGAAACGATTCCTAGCGGAGTAGAAATCATCTGCTGTTATTATGGTCGAGACTGTATCGTATATCGAGGAGCCATCTGCATCCAAGCAGGATGCTATGACTCCGTCCTCGGCTTCTAGGTTATGTGGTAGTACCCTGTCCGAGCTATTGTGTGGTGGTATTCTTGTGTCTATCATTATCAAGCGTCTCCATTAAAGAACGCAAGCATTGACCAAGAGCCTCATACTTAACCTTCGTGTCATCGGAGAACTTGTATCCGTCGATGGAATCATAAAGGCTGAGTGTTACTTCAAGTGCGGTGGTTATTTGCTGGTTCATGTATGTGTTTATATTTATAGATAAAGATGCCTGACTCCCTGCAGAAGTGCAAGGAGCCAAGCATTCTATACTATGTTGATTCAACTACCCTCGTCGTTCCAGCATCCCTATGGCTATCAATGAGTAACCAATGAGATCCCGGAAAATGTCCTTGGCTCTATCCCCCTCGGAGTTAACCGAGAGGGAGCCATCGGCACAGAAAGCCTTAGCTCTCTGGAATTTATCCTGCATACGAATGCAGACACCAATGATAGGATCAATACCAAAATCCGAGGTAGCATCGAAGTTAGCGAAGGGGTTATCGCAGGTCTCGCCACCGGTGTAGTCAGAGTTTTTCTGGCCAGTAAGAGAGAGGATGTCCTCGATTTCTTTTTGCCGGAACTCTTCCCACCAAGATTTATTGTAGTACTCCATTGGATTTAGAATGGGGTGCTATCAATGGTAGGCGCAGATGCTTCGTTAGGTGCGAAGGACTCGGACTCGTACTGACTCCGTGCCTCCACCTGCTTGCTCTCGTCAGCGTAGTCAAGAGCCAGCGACAGCAGTGGGTTGCCGTCACGGGTCGTCTTCTTCCACCCCTTCAAGTAGTACAATCCGGGCTTGTCAACGTACACCTTGCCGTTGTAGTCCGGATGAGTTTCCTTTTCCTTGCGATCATTGATTCCAAGGAGTCCTGTATTTGCTTTGTATTTAGACATATATTTATGTATTATTGGTTATCGGTTGTAAGAATTGTTTGGTCACTGTTCTCTCTGACTTCGTATGCGCCATCCATGAAGACACGATTAATGCTGATTCCGAAGTGCTTCTCAATGGCACGGAACTTAGCCCGTGTCATTTCATCCCATTTATCCACACCCTCGTAGCTATACTTGAGGGCTGAGATGGACTCTTCGAGTTCCTCCCTCTCCTCCCTATGGGCTTTGCCGATGTCATGTGCGAACTTGTAGACTGAGTCCTTGAGATCCTTTAACTCGGACTGAAGTGAATCAATCTGGGATTGAAGTGCTAGTATATTTTTTGATCCGAACATTAGAATCCTTGGTTGGATGTTGTCTTGGCACTCTTGCCGTGGTCGTTAGTAGCATCCGGATCCTTCGTATCGTCAATAGCAAAGAGACCATTGAGTGCGTACTTACGTGCATAGGAACTAGCGGAGCCAGTGATCTGTGCCTCGTCCATACCCTTCTTGGATGCTGCTTCACGAGCGTAGCCTGATGCGTAGATAAAACCATCGGAATCATTATCCAATAGGTTTGCCTCAGCCTTGACGTAGACCCTGCTATCTACTCCTAACTCAACGATCTCATCTGAGATAGTCAACGAGCAACCCCACTCAGCGAGCAAAGGTTTAACAGCGGTAAGGATGTCCTCACAGGAGCGGTACTTGTACCCTCCGAATTTATTAGTCTGCCCCTTCGGAGCTTTGAGGGATGACTGAATCCCCTGTAGTTTTTGTCTAATGTTATGACTCATGTTTTTGTTTGGTTAGTGTACGGAAGTAAGCCTCCCGATGTTTGATGTTTGTTAGGGTGTCGAGAATTTCTTCGTCAGCACCTAGGTCACGTAATACAGCGTACTGTTCATCCGCTGTCAAATTATTACGAAAACGTTTAGTAAGTTGCGTAAGTCCTACGGGATGAAGGACATCGAATTGTTCACGCTCCAAGTAATCAGCAATGTTTCTCAAAATATCTGGAAAAGTTTCCGGTGGTTGACCGCACCTCCGGTACAGGTAGTTCTCAATCTTGCCGAGGAGACTGTTGCCCATCCTCGATATAACCCCACGTATCATTCCGGTCTGGTGATCGTGGTCAACGACCCAGTCCGTTGTCCGGTTCGTTAGTATCGGGCAGTGCTTCGGCTTGTTAGCCTCACGCCACTTGGATAACTTACTCTGTGGTAGGTAGGTCATAACTTGGTTACTGATTTAAGCTTGGCGATCCCGCCCCGCTTCATACGAAAGTATCCACGCTTGTCCGGCTTTGATCCACCGAGATGTTTCATTGCCTCCTTCTCGTCACGTGCGTGTTTGACTGTACTGGCAATGTAACCCTCCGGCATATCACTCCGTATGTACTCGATTCTGTACTGGTGCATAGCTGACTAGCTTGGTGACATTCATCGGTACTTGGAAGAAGTACTCACCGGATCTAGTGTACTTGTTGCTAACCGGAACTGGTTCGAGGTCATCAATGTCCCTCGCCCAGAAGTATACTGCATTGGATAGATCCTTGTTCCATACGAAGAAGACTGTATTCGGTGTGAAGAACTTCTTCTTGCGCTCCGGAAGCTGGACTGTATCGAATGGGAAAGCACCGCCATCCCAGAGAGTCTTGACCTCGCACTCAGCTAGGATTTCCAAGTCATCCTTGGTAGCTATGAGATCCTGTGCGTAGATGTCCGGATGCTCCCGAACCTCCCAGCCCTGACCCTCAATGAACTTCTTCGTGGCAGCCCTAGCCAGCGCATCGTACTTGTCGAATAGGTCTTGGTCGAATGGTTTGTTCATCGGTACAGTATGGTGAATGCGTTACCTGCATTGATGGGTACAATATTGAAGTCAATCCACTCAATAGCTTCCTCGCTCGTCATACCCTGTTGCATCAAGGCTGTGGCCAGCATATCAAAATCATATATGAGGAACCCATCCGCATCCAGCCCGATGATGGCTGAGTCAAGCCCGTCGAAACGTATGGCTCCGGCTTCAGCACTCTCGATGTAATCAAAGTACTTAGCCCTCATGACATTCTCAGCATCCAGTAAAGTTCAGCGCACTTCTTAGCTACCTTGATGCCCTTCTCCATATCCTTGCTTGACCAGACGTGGTGCATATGTGCGGTAGTGTCGCAGTCAATGATGACTGATCGGCATTCCGGCAGGTAGTCCAGACTGTACTCCTTCATCAGCATCCATGATTCAATGGCTAACTGCTGGCAGTCCTTGTCGTATACCTTTGCCTTGCCCTTGGTATTTGTCCGGCACTTGTAGTCCCCAAGGAACAACTTGCCCTCGGTATCGTGTCCGATGAAGTCAACTGATCCAGCTATCTTGATGCGGTTGTTGGCGACTACCTTCTCACAGGCTATTGGTTTGACTCCATTGGACTCAACCCATTGAACGAATGGTTCAGCCCAATCGTTCCAGACTGTGTCCTCCGGATGCGCTCCCTGCTGGAGCCAGAAATGGTTGATGTGATCCTCGATCACTTTATGCACAGTCGTGCCGAACTCGGAGGACTCAATCACCTCTCCGGTCATCGGGTGTTCACGTGTGCCGTAGGTCAGCCGTTCGAGATCCTTCCAATGGAGGTTGGGCTTTTCCCTAGCTAGTTGAGCCATCATGCGTGGCTTGTAGATGCTGTCCAAGAAAGCATCCTTCACGATGCCGAGGACTGTAGTCACGGACGGGTACACCTTGCGGTGCTTACGTGCCTGTGCTGGGGTTTCAACGTCGGGGTTGAAGGTGGGGTCACTGATGACCTCGCAGTTGTAGAAGTGAGCCATAATAAAAAAGGGTGGAGCCTCCATACAAGGAAGCCCCTACCCCTTTGTCAAATCGGGAGAACTAGAGT